TCTGATGGATATGCAGTTCCGCCATACGAAACATTTGGCGCATACCCCATCAGATTGCTTTCTGCATTCTTTTCTCCTATATACTGTACCCCATCATCAACATTAGGATTCATGGCTTGTGTCCAATCTGTAAGACCCTTATTAGCCAAAATAAAGGATTCTTCAGAACCAAATTTAACGTAGTGAAGATTATCCTCCGTTCTAAGCTCTCTAGATGGTATCGCTTTTGTCATATTATTCAAACCTTCCTTTCTTCTCATAAGTTAGTTTAAAGCCGGCCATGAAAGTGGAAAGTTTGATGCCCTCTCCTTCATAGTCAGCTGGCAAATCTGTCATCTCTAACCCGATTGGGATTGCTCCTTCTAATTTCAAGGATGGAAAGCCTTGTTTTTCTTCTTCTTCGAACACGTTCGCCAATGCATATAGCACCCTAGATAAGTCAAGCATTGCTTTTGTATCTCGCTTTGATGATTGCAATAGAACACTAAAGTTAAACTCAGCTTTATATGCACCCGATATGTATTTTTCTTTTATCACCGGGTCTGCATTTCTTTTGAAACACAGAGATGTATTTTTAGAATCATTGAAATACTCGAGACACCAAGGTATACTATCGACATTGATATTTTTCACATACTCGTACAATCCATCCTCTACTTGTACAATATCCGTTGAATTCATTTAAAACTCCTTTCTGAAAACACGTTTCGCAAACCGTATCCATGAACTATTCTTGACTTTCTTCGTCACTTCGAACCAATCCGATCTACCTGTACCATAAGATAGATTCCTTGATGTATATATCTTCGTTTCTCCACGTTTCGCCCACGGACTACCGGATTTTTTCCCGACCATGACCTTTCCTTTCCATTGGAAATGGGCATACAAGACTGCAAAACCTCCCCATTTTAAGAAATTGTCTTTCTTGGATGTGCTGCGAAATACAGAATTTCTCAAAAAGCTGTCTCTTTTAGGAACGTTTGCGTTCGTATCCTTTGCAATCTGTGATTTCAATGCTAGTATCGTTTTCCATTTTGCTTTATCAACTCGTTTCATCACTTTGTCATGGTCTATTTTTACTCTTACTGACATATGATCTCGATGAATTCTGGCTTATCACGTAGAGGATTTATATTAGACACAGAAGTGATCAGATATTCCTTGTCGTTATATACGATGGTATCATCCACATGAATGGAAAATTCTGTTTCAGCATTAGAGACTTTTTCGACAAGTTTCTTATCAGCGATAAAATCATTACAATCTATCGTGATCAAAACTTTATCATCTGATGTTATTCCTCTTTTCGATAACTTGATTCCGTATGTTTCATCCACTTTAACATATTTGATAATCGCAGACGCTTCTTTCAATTTCCCACTATCGTCTTCACCAAGCCTATATCTAATAGCAATCTGATGGGGTCTTAAGAATCTAGGGGATATCATAGACAAGCCACCGTTAAGCCGGCATTTAGTAATTCGTAATCGAGAAATTGCTTTGCGATTGTAGAGAACGGAACACCTTGCACAAACTGAATATTTGCATCATTAATTTCAAAATTAAACCCACTTGTACTGGCTGATTTAAAATGAAAATCCGATTTTCCGTTGAATGCAAGAAGCCCTCCATTCTTAGAAATGAAGTCAATCTCTAATGTTATTATTTCAGTGAAATCTATACCATATTCTTCTATCGGTCTCACTCTCCAGTAAGGTACTTTTGATTTGATGTAAGAATCAATCAGCCGGCATACATTTGGTTCCAGCTGATTGAATTCTATTTCATCAAGAGTACCACCGCAGTTTTTATATTGCTGGTGGTCAATCATCATAGCACCTAGTCTAGCTGCTTAACGAGATATGTTTTCCCGTTAGTGAGGCCCGTGATTTCAGTTCCTGGATTTAAAGCGGCTTTCTTGTTTTCATCTACAAGTGTGCCGTTGGCAGACGAATATTTTACTATTTTTCCAGTCTGCACACTATATGTTTTCTGCGTAGTCAGGCCTGTAATCTTAGCATTTCCAGCAGTTCCAAGGCTTCCTTTCGCTAGTTTTACTATATCAGCAGGAGCGCTGATTTTCACTTTGCGGAATACGCCGGCTTTCTTACTGTTCTTCAGCACGATACCTGCCAGCATTTCGATTTCGCCTGTTTTTACTGCACCTGGCGCTTTCATATCTGGCAGATATGTTTTGATGAGCTTGTCTCCCTTAGGACTAATTCCGTGGCAAGCATCAAGTCCAATCTTGACAGCATAGATAGAGGTCTCTCCGGATGTGTTTGTAGCAACGCAAGGAACAGTGGTTAAACCGTCATAATACTCCCCCATATCTACCATAGGGATTCCGTCATAGTTGTCCACCTTACGGCCGAAAGCATCCTCTGTCTGCGTGAAATATTTCAGTTCACGAGCGACTGCGCTCATAATCGTTTTCATACGACGGTTCATGAGTAGCATATCCGGACGTCCATCCAATGTCCCCAGCCACTGGTCCAGTTCAAATACGAATTTCTTGCTGTTTGCAGCAATTTTCGATTCATCAGACAAATCAATAGCGGCAGAAGGGGTATATTCTGTATCAGTACCCTTTACCAATTTTTCTAATCCATCAAAATCAGCGCCGTCAGTTCCAGAATCTGCATTGATGAAATCGTAATGAAATTTATTGGAAGCTGCTTTCGTCTTCTGCTGCAGCTGAAATGTGATTTCAGATTTTGCGGCCGTATCTTCAAGTACACGGTCTACCTGAAAGCTACCACCAAAGATCTTGATATCGGCAGTCTTCTTAGTTTTCAATGCTTCTCCCGGTATGTACTCTTCATTCAATCTACGTCCTTCGGCGGTGGATGGAGTAAGCAACTGTGTATAGCCATACGTCATCGTACTACCACCGGTACCAGGTGATACTGCGTTATCAAATATCAATTTGTCTAAAAGAAAAGAGTCCCGGCGGAACTCATCTACGACCATCTGATCTACTTTGTCGGCCATGCCGACCTTTGCTTGTGCTAATGTTAATGGCATCTATTCATCACTCCTATTCTTTGCCATAGTGTTCTTCAAGGGCAGATTCCCAAGTCAATTCTTTTGTTTCTGGTTTATTGTCATGGTCTCCTCCGAGGTTCACGTTCTGTGGATCATCATCTTCAAAGAGAAAACCGTTGTCTTTTTTGATGTTTTCTAATTGCTCTTTCAAACCGGTGACTGTGCCATCATCATTCAGTTTAACGATGTCAGTATCCAGGAAAGGCATCAGCGCTTTTTCACTCTTTGGCTTCGCTTCTGCAATCGCTAGTTTGATAGCAGCTTCTTTCTTAGCAGATGTTAGGTCATCCCGGTATTTCTTTTCCCAATCTTTCACATCCTGCTGGAGTTTCGCTACGTCCACACCATCAAATTTTTTGACAGTGTCGGAGAGCTCTGTAATCTTTGCATCCTTGGCTTTGATTTCATCGTCGTATTTAGATTTTGACACGTATTCTCCACTAGCTAGATTGGCAAGTTTTACTTTATCATTGCCTTTTAGTTTTGCTTCAACTTGAGTATACAGATCATCACCTAAAAATTCTTTTAAAAATTCCATTGTTTCCTCCTGTGTTTTTTATATCCGGTTCTCTCCGGGAATAGGCTGGCAGTTTATATCTCTTGCCATTGAGTAATGATGCAGTTTATATGACATGCTCAGGTCATGGTAAATGTGGTCCGAAATAGGGCAGCTTCCACTTCGGTGGATCATTCATATAGCTGAGACGTTCTTCTATCATGTGGCCACAAAAAATGCAGGTATCATATCCCCGTATGATCCTGCATCCTTTATCATAATAGATTCGACGCTTTGTGATATATGCATGTTTACACATTATCTCACCCTCTTCCAGGTATTAAAAAAGCACCCATCACGAGTGCTTAATCACTGTAAACTATTTTATCGATAATACGTTCTGCTTGACGTCCGATATCTGTGATATCATCATTCTCATCCATTGTGAAAACAGTGAAATCATGTAATGCCTCTATCAAATCATTCGGATCAGCAGATTTTAACAGAGATTCGGCATCTGTGATATTTTTCTTAATAAAATCAATTTCTTTATCATTTAAAACCATAAGAATCTCCTCTCTACTTTTTCGGTGTTGTCTGAATCAATATTTTTGTTACCGGATTCACGGATACAATGCATTCATCAGTAATATAATTTATACTCTTCTTTCCTGTTCTCTTGTCTACCTTAGTCTTCATCGTTCCTTGCTTAAGCGCATTCTTGACACTCTGAATATTAACACCTTTTCTCATACCTTTTACAGGCTCATTGCTACTTTCATATTGGCCTATGATGCGATCGATGAAATGCGTTTTATATCCTAATACTATTATACCACCTTTTGCCTTTAATCCAATAAGTTCTTTCTCGATATTTTCAGCTGTTGTTCTATATGTATCGAAGGTTACGAAAGAAGAAATATCGCCTTTATTCACTGCTTTTTCATATCCTTTCAGAAGCATATTGTTTTTCCTTACCGTCGTTTCCTTAATCGTGATAGAGCGCTTCTCAATAATCTCTCTAGCGTAATTCCGCTTCATGTCTGGATGCTTTTTCAGGAAGTCTGCCTGACGTTGTTGCCACTCTCTGACCTTGCGACATTCTAACGTTGTATCTACACCGCCAGCCTTATTCACAGCCTGCCTGCGCTTCCATTCACGAATCTTCCTCTCGTTATAACGCTGTTCCTGTTCCAGCTGATAAACCTCTTCATTTTCCTTTTTACGATAATGCTGATAGGTTCTCTCACTCAATCCGGGGAAATAAGGATAAAACGAATGCCGACAATTCCAGCCTCCAAGACCTGCTCCCGTTCCATATCCAGTAGCCTCTTTAAAGTTTTTATAATTTCCATATGGTTTCAATCGCCAGAAGATTCTTCCCTGCCATTCAGCATGTGATGGTCTTGCCCCTAAATGAGAAGAGGTTTCTACAAGATTCACATCCATTTCATCCATCACATCTTCCTGGCACTTTAGTGCACTCTGATTAACAGCAGTTCTCACAGCGGTTCTTGCTACTGTGTCGATTCGTCTTCTTGTGCCTGTTGGATATTCTATCATTCCTAGCCCGTTGGCAGCCAAATCATTGATCACATTACTTATAGCCATATCATAGGAAAAAGCGCCGCTAGAAGCTTGTAAATATGCTTTATCAAGCAATTCTATGAACTTGTTCGTTCCTAGCTGTGCAGTAGTTTTGCATAAGTTTTTGATTTCACCCTTTGCAACATTGGTGCCTTTAAGAATTTGCTCTTTATACGATATGCCGGATACATCCAAGCCTGCAGCCTCATATATATGCATGTCGCTCCTAATTGCTTTATAAATGCTTTCCTGCATGATTTCCTCAATTTTCTCATTTGAAGTATTTAATGCTTCTGCAAGGATATCATTTATTGTTTTTGTTGCTAAACCAAGTTCTTTCAATTTCTGAACCTGATATTCGGCAGTGGCTGTCATTTTGAAATCATTTTCCCTGATACGTCGTGCTATATCAATCAGTATATCTGTTTCTGCATCATAAAATAGATTTTCGATATCAACTCCAACAGATTGCAAATACTCAGGAGTAAGCATTATTCTGTACCTTCAAGAATCTCTTTGGCTTCCTCTTTTGATATTCCAATAGCAGTTGATATCACATTGATTGCTTGACTTAAAGACAACGATCCCTGGGCAAATTGATTGATGACTGCTAAGAGTGATTGTGTTTGAGCACCATTAAGAGCTTTACCGGATGCATCTTCAACCTTTTTCTTGATTTTATCATCTTCATAAGAAATGGATGCAGTATCACTTTCCGCAAATGATTCCCCTGTTTTCTGACGTGCATCTCCCTCTGTCTCTCCTAGCCATTTTACACGCCATTCCCATTTCATCATGATACTGGAACTTACTAATTGCATGTCCATGAGTTTTTCTGCCTCTTCATCATTGAACATCGTATTGTCGAATTTTATAGTAATTTTAGCATCTGGATTTACAGGCTTACCACATAGCTCCCTTCCAATAGTGAGAATCGAACGTGTCATTTCGGTCAAGACATCCTGTATCACCACACGCTGCTTCCATACACTTTCTGTCAGATCCTTGCTGCTCGCCTTGACCTCAGTAGCCGTTGCCATCGTTTGTATACTGAATTGATACTTGTTCTGACCAAACCCTACCTTTGAAGAGAGCAGATTCAATGCGAACTGGATACCATTCTTATTCTCTTCCACACGCAGGGATGGATTGTATTCCTGGAAGAATCTATCTGTTGTCGGCATCTGCTGTCCGACATTGACAAACATACTCTGTTCGATTGCTTCCCCAGCCATTGGCTTCTTGATGATAACAGGCTTTCCATTGCTATCAAGCTTCGGTTTACCGTCGCTTCCCATCACAGAAACATCCTCTGTACTGATGACATCCTGACTCATGAACACTTTCTTGCGGCCTAGAATGAAATCTGTATACATATTGTCATAGGCGATGTCACATGCCTGAAGCTGGTCTATCGCATTCGCAAATACAGATATCCCCATCGGAGTCGTTTCTAGGATATTGTTTTCGATGTTAGGTGTCAATATGAAGAAGGGCTTCGCAGGAAGGATGTACCATAGTGCTTCTCCTTTTGGATTGATGCTGACCGGCCCATATGAATCGCCGCTTTTCAAATAGTAATGATTTTCCACCCTGTAGCGGCCATCTTCCAGCTGCAGCATGACCTGCAGGTACATATAAGACTTTCCTGATATCTGTTTGCTGCTGGCGAATGCGCATTCCGTAATATCATCACCATCCCATGATAATGGTATGATACAGCAGGCTTCCTTGATGCAGTTGATTTTTACACTCTCTGCTGTCAGCTTCCCTTTCAACACTTTTGCTTTGTGTGGTACAAGGATGAATGCAGCTGTTCCAAGAGCGTACTCTTTTTCTACGGTCTTGTTGCCATTCTTCCAGAACTTAGACAATCCAAAAACGCCTCCAGCCTGTTCATTTTCATCACCGGTGACGAATTTCTGAGATTCGTTTATTTTATTATCTTTGCTATCATCTTTTCCATCAGTGCCCACATCCACCGTCTCATCGATGATCACCGTGGTCTTATCATTCAAAAGTAGGTTTGCCCAGTCCTCACATACCTTTTTCGCCATTTTCAAGGATCTACGTTTCATTGTCATCAATTCTTTTTCAATATTGGTCACCTTGTATTGATGGAATTTCGGCACATATCCCTGCCACCATTGTTTCCAGTATTCGATGTTTCCGTAATACTGTTGTAATTCTTCCGGAATCTCATGCCCCAAATCCTTTAGAACCTCATAAACGTTCTTCATAGCATCCCTCCTATCTGAATGCGGTAATGTAATCCATGAAAAAGCTCCAACTGTAGAAATGTGCATCGAAGCTATCGACATCCGTAGTAAAATCATCCAGGATAGCATCCTCATCCTTTTTCTCGTCGTAAAGGACCGTAGCCAGCGCCTCTGATACGGTCGGTACATTTCGGAATAGCATACGTTTCTGACCGAGCAGCAGGTTATAGACAAGTATCCTATCTTTTCCTTCTACCTTTTTGCAATCCCACACGACCGTCGTATACCCGGCTCGCTGTACATATCCTCGGATACTGTTCAGGATGACCTGTTCCGCATTATCAACGAAGATATAGGCAGGATAATATCCCTCCAGGATGCAGAGCTGTATCATCTCCACACATGCTCGACAGATACTTACCGTATCGATCGTACCTTTCGCATGAGTGATCTTCTTTTCCAAGAAAGTGCAGATAGAGCTGTAAGCCGGTGCTATCCCTGTAGCTGCGAGCGTGGAATGCGATTTCGTACCTCCGATATCCAGTCCGATGTTGACCATCTGAAAAAAAGGAAGTATATTTACTTCCCAGAGTTTTGGATTGTCCGCATATGGTTTGAATATCAGTCCTTCAGCATTGCACCACTCTCCAAGAATATATCGGTTATACTCTACAGTACCGAAATACTCCTTTTTCAATTCTTCTCTCACTTCATCAGGTAGGAATGGATTATCATCCAGCTTATACTGTTGACAGTACACATCAGCATCACTGTCTATGAATAGTTTCAGCCAGTGCTTTGGGTGTTGGGGGTTCCCGGTTCCATCAAACAGGCTATATCCAGTCCTCAATCGTGATTTCAGCAGCTGAAAGACCTCTTTGTTCCAATCTACTGTTTCATCACCGTAGCAATATTTCAATGTGGAACCACGCAGCCTTGCAACAGAACTTATCTTCTCAGCCCCCAATACGTAAGCATCCTCACCGAATAGATGGACCTTATTGGTTCCCTTCCGGATATCTCCTACTAAGTCAGGCCCCCAGTATTCACGCATCGGCTCCAGCACGTTACGTTCGACCGTTTGCTGTGTAACACCTATCAGAGCATTCAATCCTTCTTTTCCGTGGCGTTCTCGCAACCTTTGCGGTATCAGATAGGTAAAGTCCAGATATGTCTTACCAGTACCGGTGGCACCTATCTTGAAGTTCCAGCGATGATTCCCTTCACGAATGAATTCAGCCTGCTTTTCGCTCAGCATCTCGTTGCATCTCCTCCAGGATCTTATCTACTTTTGACAGCTGTTCATCATCGCCTTTTGCTATGGTAAGCTTATCCGTCTGCGCTCTTAACTGCTCGAGCTGTGCTTTCTGTAAGTCCGTAGCTTCGCTATAATGCTTATCCAGCCATTTTAGCGCAAACTCTTTGCTGACAAGTTTTATAGAGCAGCCGTCTTTGCCCTGTTTTACTTCCTGAATAAGTGTGCCATCAACATCACATGATTCTTTCAGGTTTATGACGTTCATCATGAATGTGTTTCCGTTTTTATCATGCACCTCTTCCTGCCCGAATGACAGATAATCGGTTACATCCGAATAGGCAATGTCAATCATCTTCTGGAAGTAATCTTCTGTAGAATACATGGTCTGTTTGATCTTTGCATCTTTGATTCTTTGTATCTCTTCTTTTATTCTAGCATTCCCTAGCAATCGTGGACCGTTAGCAGCTGCCGTGAAGTAGTCGCAGCTATATGCTTTTTGATATGCCTTAGTCGCATTGAACCATCTTACATAATATAGACAAAAAAGGCGCTGTTTCTCGGTCAGTTCTTCATTGTTCAGTGTTTCTATTTCCTCCGGCAGCAACTCTGTTTCAGGCGGCCCTTTGTCTTTATCTGCATCTGCAACCAAAGTTGCAACTTTTTTCTTGTTTGGTTGCAACTTTTCTTTCTTCCATGCTCTGGATGCTAATGACTTTATAGAGGATTCTTTTATACCGGTTATCTCAGATATTTCTCGGTACTTCTTGCCTTGCAGCCATAGCTCTTTTGCCTGCTGCTTGGTTTCTTCATCAATAACCGCCATATGATCTCTCCTTTCATTTCGCTTTATTATAATTCCAATGACTGCTTGTACTGTATCCTACTGTGTTTTCAGTCCGCCTGCGTGCGTTTTCTGCGTCCAGTGCCTTACGCTCTGCCTTATACCATTCGCACGCTCCGTGGCATCCTGGATGGCGTTTAGGGCAGTCTTTACATACTGTGATCATCCAAATCCTCTGGAGTAACACAGAAAACTAACAACAATATCCACCATAAAGAGTAGTTGATACACATGTATAATGCCAGTGTAATGAGGTATGCGTTGAATAACAGACAACCTATACTGATGAGTAAATCACATATATATTTGTATTTCATCCTTCCAGTTCCTTCTTTCTTTTGCTAAAGCAGAATGAAAATCCGAATACATTTAGCTGTAACCATGCCTCTGCGTATTTCTTACCATTCTCGGTATACTTTGTGATATAGTGATGTAGCATTTGATACGCCTTCCTTTCTGGGTAAAAGAAAAGCACGTTTTCTCCTGTATCCCTTATAACGGGCAGTTCTACGTGCTTTGTTTAACAGGCTCTCGGTTAATAGCATACGTCTATGCGTCCTTAGCCTCTATAGAGTTATCTGTGCCACATTGTTAAGAGGTGCGATAACTACGTTTTAATTTTAAAGCGCCCTTTTCAGACGCTTTACGCTGGTAAGTCCGCTTAGGATTCCTTACCGCTTTTTCTTTTGGTTATTCCGCCACCAGGGCAACCAATATATCTAACAGGTATTCTCATTAGTATGAGGTCCTTCCCTGTTTTGATATTTTTTTAATTGTGACATACCGCCGTTAAGCCGTACCTACCCACGCATATGCCACTGGCGATTATTTGTACGAACAATCACCTTTAGGAAAGGTTGTTTAGCGATGCGTGCGTACACTTACATCGCAGGCCGTTTTTTTGAACAAGAAGTATCTTCCTGTTCTTTCCATGCTATCATAATATCACGGAAAACCCTTTACTCAGTAAAGACTTTTATTTTTTCAACTGGCTTAGGACTGCTCTATTCATATCTGAATACATAGTAGGCTTACTTCGATTATGATTATACGCTATATCATCATGCTTTTTGTTTCTATCAATGTAACACTCTGTAATCATGTCGACCACCTCACCGTCAGCAATATTATTCAGCACTTTGTTAACAATCACTGTGTCGTACAGTAATGCAGCTCTCTCCAATAAAAGCTCATCCTTCTTTTCAACCAGATAGTGATCCCATACATGACTTGGGTCACCGGCATTCTCCATGATGACATCCTTCATCACGACTGAGCTTACTCCATACATGTCATTCATTATCTCATCATACTTCAACCGATTCGCTTCTATCTTAGACAAGTTTCTATGATAGTTCTGGCATTTGTTATAAAAGTCCTTGCAGATTTCTTTATCTTTCCGCTTCTCTTTCTTCGATTTCATCAATACACCTCTTCCAGATACTGCTGCAGCTCCTCTGCTGTGTAGAATAACAATAGGAGATTGGCTTCATGCAGAACATAAGCATCATAACCATTCACCCTTACTTTGTCGATTTCCACTTTATACTTTTTGGACAATAATGTCGTATACCTCATTCATTTCCCTCCTGTTCATCGCTCCATACAGGTTCGACATAAACAGCACCACCACATCCATAATGGTCAAGGCAGCATATTTTTATATACAGCACCAACAGCCTAGTCAGAAAGCTATTCAGATTTCTGACTACATAGCTTTTTGATATTTGATTTTCGTTATCGTCCTCCGCATAAATACGATATTTAATCACCATCATCACTCCAGTCTAACGATTGCCCACACTTATGACAGAAATTCAAACTATTCACGTTACACTTATTGGCAATGACTGTCTTACATTTCGGGCAGTATGTATGACCTGCTGCGTGCTTAGCAGGTTTGATTCCTGATGCACGTTCAACTAATGGTTCCAGTGTCTCCAAGCGCTTGATATTCTCTTTGCAATTTTTTTCTATTTCACATGCTGGCTCATATTTCAGTACGCTCCATAATTCGCCATATGCTTTCTGATAATCATTCATTCAGACTGTCCACCAACTGCTTCCTGATAGATTCTATCTCTTTCTTGATGTATGCCGGTTCCTGATCATTCCAATTCAGCATATCGAGCATGTCATGTCGAATCGTGATAGCATACCCTGGACCATAACCATAGCTGAACCAGAAATTGATTTCTTTGTAAGGTGTCTTTTTGTACGCTCTCAGCTCACCACTCTGGTTTCTCGCAGCATAGCGATAGCCTGCAGCGTATAATTCTTCTAAATCACTTAACTTCGCTTGTTCTTCTGTTATATCTTGCAATCTCTCAATCCGTACATCAGTAATTCGCAAAAATAACCGTGCTGCTTCTTTTGGCATATGAATAGATGGTTTCCATTTGAATGATATGCCTAAATTTTTAAGCTTCAACCATTCATTATCAGCTTTATAAAACACATCATTTCTATGTGTTACAAATGTTTCCCTCACATACAGAATATCTCCAATCAGATATGGCAGTTTAAAATATTTCCTGTTTCCATTTACATCAAAAGCTACCGTACCATATGACTTAGCATTGCCACTATCAGTTAACCATCCAATACACTTAACATCTTGTGGCAATCCTTTGATAATACGTCTTGTTACTGTCTTCCTGCCTTCTAAAATGGCCTGCACCATTTCTGTGTTAAATAATATCGGTTTCATTACCTGTCTCCTTCATGAATACAAACCAATAAGTCTTATTCCCTCTACCTCTATCTCCAAATATCGGTATAGTATCTAATGCATCAAATAATTCTTTTTGCTTTATATCCGTTTCATTCCATTTGAATATCAATGTTCCATATGGTTTAAGTACCCGCATACATTCATCAAATCCCTGTTTCAAGTATGGTTTCCATTCTTCTGGAAGCTTTCCATATTTTTTCGCCATCCAAGATTTCTCGCCGATTTTGACAAGGTGTGGTGGATCAAATACAACCATGTCATATGTGTTGTCCAGTACAGGAAGGTGTCTGAAATCCCACTGAGTATCTGGCTCTATTTTAAGCATTCTTCCATCACAAAGCGGTTCCTCTAACTTTCTAAGGTCATTGAAATGCACAAGAGGATTATTTTTATTAAAATAAAACATTTTACTTCCGCAGCAAACATCTAATATTCTTTTCATCCTATTACCTCCTTATGGTGTCCTCCATCCATGCGTCAAACTGCCCTCCCTTCCCGCATGTACCTGCGTGAGCATTTGCCTTTTTTTATCAACTTTCCATCCTGCATGAAATAGGGTCGTTGTCTTGCTCAACACATGGATGGAGGGCACCATTTTTGTTTAAAATAGACTTAATTGCTCGTGTAGTGTATGACGACCGTAAAATTTTACAAGCTCATCGTGCTTACTTGTCAAACACGATTCATACATTTCTTCATTTACTTTGTATGTCTCGTATTCATGCCCTGCCTCGATTTCGGTTTTATCAGATGGTATCAACATAAGCGTATATGTTCCTGCGTCAGCCATATAAGCAGCTTCCTTGTCTACCCACTTCACGTACTTGTCGGCTTGCACAACATCAATTACTCTGCCGTCCATGCAATATGCTCTCATTTTCGATATTCCTCCCAGGTACAACTTTTAAAGGCTGCTTTCATATTTACCCATCGACAAAAATCTTTGATTTCTTGCGTTTTTTTGTATGCTGGATTGTCAAAGTCAATATATCCCATAGCAAACGGATTGACCTTCAAGCCACGTAATGTATATACCCTCTCCAGGTCTTCCGGCACAATGTAAGGTTGTTTAAATCCCACCAGACAATAGCAAGTGATTTTGTATGGCTTTATGTATTTGAGCAGGATGTCTAATCCCTGTAGGACAATTTCTTTATCCTCGTAGTTGTCCCAAGCCACATACACCTGTTTGATTTTAACGGTTGATAATGCCTGCGCCATTTCATCGGTCATTATTCGCAAGTCAAGCCCTTGTGTAAATGAGACAGGCTGCTTATATGATTTTAAAATTTTGATATTTTCACGCCATTGTGAGCATGAAAAGAAATTGTTATCTAGCAGCATAACCCATTTGCCTTTAGGGTTTAGCTCTAATGGTTCGACTTGGTGTATCTTTCCTTCTTTGGTAGGAACCACGCAGAACGGACATTTACGAATGCATCCACGGCTCAGAAACTGTATGGAGAAATCACAATCTGGATACAGGCTGTAATCCGGTTTTGTAATTGATTCGATTTCTGGCGGTAACATACCTTTTACATCAACCCCTGTTCCACCCCGTATGATTTTCCCTGACACCGGGTAATCTAAGTATTCTGGGCTAAATGTAAATACCTTACTCTCGTACAGTATGTCTGTATCTTCTCGGTCAAATAATGGCTCATACCACGCTACATCATCACCTTGTGCTTTGTGATAGGCAGATATTTTCATGATTGCGAGATTTGGTATTTTTGAATCATTTGCCAATAGTCTTATTTTCGTATTCAACCCTCCTATATAAAATCGAACATATCCGTCTGAATGTCATTAAATTTTTCAGCCTTATCTGGACGATATTTTTTCATCATTTC